TATTTGTTTTTCTTTATACTTATATTATATACTTTTGTATGTAATAAGTCAAGTATCTGGAGTAAATTTTTTCACTTTTTTATAAAAAAATAGACCCAATATATCGGGTCTATTTCGTATTTATATTTTTTCTACATATTTCTTACTCAATGAAATCCAACCGGCTCCAGATTTAAGTTTACCCCAGTTGTTTTTTTCTTCTATTATTGTGTATGCGTCGCCTTTATGAACTTCGCCAACTTTTTCATATGAGGTAGAAGGACCTGTTCTAATATTTAACTCGTCTACTATTATTCTAACTACATAAGATTTGAATTCTGTATCTACAGGTTTTGTTCCTTTTACTAAATTCATAAACCAAGTCCAGTCATACCCAAAGCGTTTATGTCTTAATAAATATGGGCAATCCTTTTTAGTCCAATAGTAATGTTGTACTATGTGTTTAGTTGGTATAGAATATTCTTTTGTTAGTTCAACACATAAGGCTGCGCAATTTTCCCAGACTAATTTTTGTTTTGTTTTATCACGTGAATACTGGCAGTTTTCTATACCTATTGAATGTCTATTTCCTTTTCCGTATTCTCCGTCGCCTGCGTGCCAGGCTACTTTGTTAAAAGGTATTTCTTGATATATTTTATTATAGTCTACTGTAACATGCCATGATGCTATTCTATAACCTCCAGATTTACCATATTTATTTGCATTACGTAATGCTTTATCCCATGTTACACCTGGAACATCATCGTCGCCGACATTGTGAATTGTAATATATGAAGGTGTTAATGAATAACCTGGTACTACCTTACCTGAAGTCATTAAATCTTTAACAACAACGTCAGCATGACCAATAGTACTGCCATGTATTAATTTATGATTTTTTATTTTACTCGACATTATATCAACTCCTATTTTTTAAACCCTATTGTTTTATCTTCTTTTAAAGTTTTGTTGAGTTCTTGCACAGCTGACTCAATCATTATATCTAATTCTGTTTGAGTGATAGTTATACCATACTCATACAATAGTTGGACTATATGATTTTCACATTGTGCTTTTTTATCGTCGCCATGAATATCTTTATAAATTTGTTCAACTGCTTTTACGCAATCTTTTACTACAATTTTTTTCAGTTCTGTATTTACATATTTTTGATATAATCTTTTTCCGACTATACCTATATATGCTACTATGACTGCTAGAAATGTTTGAATAATATTTCCTGCTATTTGATTAATTAACTCTTGTATCATGCTCATGTTGTTGTTCAACCTCCTTTTTTAACTGGTCATATATTGAATGTACATAACCGTTACCATGCAATTCGATATATCTATCGCCTGCATGAATTCGTTCCTCCAATGATAAATTTTCATTCAAAATAACAAGTTTTAAAGTATACATTGTATTCTCTTCCATTATTTCTTGAAATTCATGAATTTTATCAGCTACTGCTTTCATTGCTTTAAATACTTTGAAAAAAGTTGTAACAATTATAGTAAGCGCAGTTAGGAGACTTGCCAAATATAAAATAGAATTTACTCCCATGAATAATACCTCCTTGTTACTTATATTATATTATAAGTAGGTATAAAACTATAAATAAAAAAACTACCTACACATATATAGTAAGTAGTTTTTGATTAGTACACAATATTTTTAAATTGCGAACTTATTTCTTCGAATTTTTTAGTTGCGAATTTTCCATTTGTATCTATGGTTATATCTACTTATCAGCTTTTTTATTCTCCTCCTTTTCTTGTTTTAATTTTTCATATTGTTGCTGTAAAACAATATATTTAGCCTTGAATAGATTACATTCTTCTATTGCGTCAGCTAATTGTTTTTTGTATAAGTTTAACATAACTTCAATATCGGACATATAAATCACCTCTAATTAATTATATGAAAAACAAGGGGATAAGTTAATATCCCCCCTATTCTTTTTACTCTGTATAAGTAATCTTTATTTTACAAGTACCTGAACATACTGAATAATGTGCTTTATCTTGTGATGCAGGTACAAGTCCAACTCCTTTTGCTTTCATGAAGTTTGATATATCTGTGCTACTTGTTAATGTAATTGTTCCAGTTGAACCTACACCGACAGACACGGATTTACTAAAATTAGTATTAAATGAAGGTGTGCCACTTGGTCTTGAACTATAGTTATGTGTTTTTACTCCATGTAAAACTTCTCCAGAACTACCTCCGCTTTGTCTTGTAAATGTAATTACTATTTTACTAATATTTTTATTAGCATAATTACTCAATTTATTACCGAAGAACCAACAACCTACGCAATCACCGTAACCATAATCACCTTGTCTAACTGTACCGTCTTTTTTCCAGTTGTTATAAACTGTTTTTCTATAAGTGTCACCATAATCAGCAGTTAGTGTGATAGTTTTAGTTTCTGTTGATGTACCTGTATTTGTATTTGTTCCACTTATTGTAGTTCCATTGAATGTTGCGCCTTCTGCACGAATAATACCATTAGAACCTGTTTTATAATGATTAGTGCCAGACTTTCTACTTACTTGAGTTGTGGCACTTAATGATATATCTGAACCTGATAAACTATAAAAGGCATAAGAAGATGTAGTTCCATTAGACGATGCACAATGAACTTTAGACTGAACATATGCTCTTACTGCATTATAACAATTTACAAATGAAACATTATCTATTTTTCCTTGCGCGAAAGACGAAAACTCAATACCACTATTATTGCCGCTTCCATTTCCTGCGTATATAGTTACATCTTTAATTTTTAAACTTGTGTTATATACAAATACTGAATAATTTCCATTATCTCCGACGTAAGCGTTATTTGGCATTATAACTCCATTATTATTATCCGCAAATTCATATTCCATAGTTTTTATGCCGAAATATAAATACCCTTTAATTTTATGATTATTAAAGTTTAATATTATTCTGCCGTTATTTTGAGTAGTAAAATTCAAATTACCTTCATAGTCGCTAGCAAATATTAACGTAACTTCATGGCCATTTAAATTAGTTGGACAAGCTTCTTGAAAATCAGGTAATGATGTATAAGTGCTTCCATGGTCAAATTCATCTGAATTTGTGCTTGTGCTATCAATAGTGATAGTGACGTCTTCGTCTAATACAGGTTGATATCTAGAATTATTAATAGTATTAATTGTTAATACATCAGTTGATATTTCGTTATTAACAGATAATGAATCTACTTCAACTCTACCATCATCGCCGACTTTAAATGACCCATCTTTACTCGTAAATGTAGAACCTAATATATCTCCAGTAAATTTAGCGTTAACTGCCTCTATTGAACCATCGGCTAATATTTTAAAGTTACTATTAGCAGTAACAAGTCCCTCAAGTGAAATGTTCTTAGCTTTTAATTTTATATCCGAATTTGCTATTGCTTGTATTGTAGCATCAGTCAAAGTTAAACTTGATTGAGTTGAACCTTTCTGTACTATCCATTGAAACATCTCGGCAGTTTGATTTGCTACTGAAATTGCTTTCGCTGACTCATGCTTAGCCTCCCAGCTACTTAAATAAGCAGGAGTAGTGTATGTTACTGTTCTGTCCGAATATGTAATTTCCGTCATATACCAAAGGTATTTTCCTTCCACATATGCTGGCATATTTTTAGTCCAACCTGAAGCATGCACATCTGGAGCGCTAGTTTTTGATGTATGCACAAAATAATATATTGCTGTATTTGTAATACTAACTCCATCGTCACCTTGCTCACCTTTTATTTTAGCCCAAGTATAACTACTTGTGTCGTTTGAGTCACTTTGATTAAAATCTGTATAAGTTCCTATATAAGTACCTACAGTTTCGCCATTATTCGATGTAAAAGTGTTTCCTCCGTCATCAGAATATTTAATGTGCAGATAACTTGTTTTCCCATTTGTTCCAACTCCAGGTACTCCTTGTTCTCCTTGTAAACCTTGGAATCTATACCAAGTGTATTTATTAGGGTCAGTGCTATCTGATGGGTCAAAATCTACATAAGTTCCTATATAAACATTAGGAGTTTCTGACATTTGAGCAGCTGTAGTAGGTTTTTCCACACTAGAATATTTTATATGGAAATAAGATGTTTTACCTTCTCCATCTTTACCAGGTTTACCTGGGATTCCTTGTTCTCCCTTTTCTCCTTGTATACCTTGAATTCCTGGGTCTCCTTTATCTCCCTTAGCTCCAGTAATACATGCAGGGTTGCCATACGTTTTGTCTCCTTTATTTGTTACATATACAGTTCTTAGCCATATATATTTACCAGGTTGTGGATTAGGTGCAGTTTTATCCCATGCACCCCCTGTTGTAGTAGTATTACTATTTGATAAATAAAACTCATTGTATGTCTCTTTTATAGACCCATCTACTACAGTAGTGGTGCTTGTTACGGTAGCCTTAATACCATCGACAGTTTGTTTTAATTGTGACGCTTGTGTAACAGCTGCGTCTGCTTTCGAATTAGCGTCATTTGCTACTCCTTCGATTGTACCTACATTTGTTTCAATGCCATTAACTGTTTGCGATAATGTAGAATATAATACTTTTAATTTTACTTTTGTTCCGTCAAGTTGTTCAACTTCTGTATCTGCTATAACGCCGTCAATTCTTTTTCTTTGTTCATCAACCGATAATTTTATTTGATTTAATTCTTCTAAACTACCTGCATTTAAAATAATTGTGCCGTCATCACTTACAGAAATGGCAGTACTTCTACCGCCATTTGTAAGCAAGTCTATAACTGTATCAATATTCATATCTAACTTGGTATTTCGTAAATCGTCAATTTGTTCTTGTAAATTTTCAGATTGTGCTTGTTTTTGTGCAGCATTAAGTTTATTATAATCTTCGGTTTGTTGTTGCATTGAGTTTTCCATTTCTTCAAGGTCAGTTTGAGTAACTTCTCCTTTTTCCAATACTTCTAGTAGAATTTTCTCTAGTTGACCATATGAATTTTTATACTTATTATTTAATTCCAGTATATGTTCTAAATTAGCCATATTATCAATCCTTTCTTATTCTACATACTAATATAACCTTGCCAGGTTGATTATCTTTTAATTTACGTTTATATACAGCATCACTAACAGTAGTAACCTCAATAGTAGTTGCATCTCCGTCAGCATCAAATCCACTACATATGCCTACATGAGAAACTGACATAAATCTATTTAAATCTTTGCCGTCTCTATCCCAAAATATGAAGTCACCTTTTTCTATATTTGACCAATTAGTTGTGTCAATTCCAGTTGCTACCCAACCTTTTGATACGCAATATTTAGCTATATCTGCGGCATATCTACCTGGGTTAAATGCCCATGCTACTGTTGAACTTTTTTTATCTCGTGAAGTCCATTTTTTACTATAAGGCGACTCATTGTACGGAATACCTTTACAACATAATGCCACGAATGTTGAGCAATCTATATGATATTTACCATTAGAGTCTTTCCATTTAGTTTTGTTCTTGTGTGGGTTTGTATAAGTTAATGGGGTTTTTGTATTATATACAAATTTTGCTCTATTTTCCCAATAAGTTTCTGCGATTTCAATAATCTTATCTTTTCCTATAAAATCACCACAATCTGTGTATGTGCCATCACCATGATTAGCAGTAACAACTCCTATATATTTTTTGCCATTGTATGAGTTAGCTCTATTTGGGTTACTTAAACATAAAATTGTATATTCAGTATCTGCTTTACATATTAATGCGCCGCTACTACAGTCATCGCCTTCATAATATATTATATTCGATTGTGTGAATTTTGTTGGTTCAGTATCTTTTTGTGTTTTAAATTTATACTTAGCCCAAAATGTATCAGATACAGCTGAATAAAATTTAATGAATATACTTTTTACAAGTCCGAAATCTTTATCATCTTTAAATTCCATAATGTACTCCACATTCTTTGCAGTTTCTTCAGGTTTTGTATCTTCTGAAGGTGTATAGCCTATCACTTTATTTTTTATTGCGGTTTTTACTTGATTATAATAAGTTTGTGTACTTGCTTTATCTGCGCATGTATACCCATCTGAAGTGTCTGGAACATTACCTATATCAAGGAATATAACATATTGAGTTTTATTACAGTATGTTTCAATTATATTATTATATTCATCAACATTTGTATTTATAGTTTGATAATCAGCTAATACAGAAGTTGCATGCCATTCCTTTGCAATAAATATTGGAGTTTTCGGATATTTAACTAATAGAGTTTCTACTAGATTTATTACATTCTGTGCATCGTCTGTAGTTAGATGATTTATTCCAAAATGTAAAAATATATATTCAGGTTGAGTTGGGTAAGGTAATGAGTCAGCAGTTTCGCCAACTTGAATATATGAAACTAATAGGTCGTCTTCATAGAACATATCTGCAGTTGCACCTGGAACTCCTTTAGCAGTAAATGCATTCAAGTCTTTATTTTGCACTATTTGGTCATCAATAATAATTTCACCGTCAGCTCCTGTACTTTCTGTACTCGTAACAAGTTTATCTTTTTCTACTAATTCATAAGGTCTAAGGCAGAACCCATATTTATAAATATCTGAATAAACTTCCATATACATTATTGCTTTTGGCCACCAATCCCATTTTCTTGCATGGGCGACCATGTGTTTACCGTTTTCTTTTCCACAATATATTAATGTGTGATGTGTAAAGTTCTTTGCTATAGCTTGTGCTCTAGTAAATGTTGCAGGGCATGTTTTATTAGTCATCATTATAATATCGCCAGGTAGCATATTCTCTATTGATGTTTTTGTTATTTTAAACATTTTGTAACCTGATTTTGCTGTAGCGCCAGCAACTAATGTACCATAGGCACAACTCTTAGCATATACAGACTTCATGCCAGCTTTTAAATATGAACATGATACCAATGATGAACAGTCATAACAAATTGGGTTTTTTATGCCATATATTGTTCCCTTATATCTGTTCGGTTTATCGAAATTGACAGTTCTACTACCTTGGTCATAAGTAGCTATTTTTTGGTCAACGTGTTGTGCCACTATTTTCTTTGCTGTAGCTACTATTGTTTTTCTAACTTCTGAACCTGTAGGTTGAGTTGTTTGTTGTTGAGCAGGTTTGCTATCTCCTGTATTACTAACTCCAAGACCATATTTTTTACCTTGCTTATCTAGTATATAAGGTAAACTACCGTTTTGTGATTGATAGAAACATAAATATAATTCTATATTATTAACTGTACCTGCCGGTTTTCCTATTGAATTTCTATAATCTACCCAATCTTTTCTATAAGATGCAAAATCTCCTGTACCGCTTTCTAATACTTCATAGCATTTAACTCTATAGGCAGTAGGTAAACTACTGAAACTTAAATATGAATTTTTAAAAGTGAACCCATATTTTTCTGCGGTATATTTCGCAACTATCCAAGCTGCTGCTCCTATTCCCATATTATTACCTATCAACATAGCGAATATATTATAATGGCACCAGTCGGCAGAAGTTCTTAATTCGTGACAACCGAACATTATTTGATTGCTAATATTTTTATTTACTACTACGCCATTTAGAGTAGTAGTTCCACCTTTGTTAGGTTGCATTGTACTATAACTAGGTGTAAATGTTTTACTGCTACCGTCTATAAATTTTATTGTTTGTTTTTTATTGAAATATACAGAACGTTCGCATTGCATTAGCCCATAGCCGCCTCCGCTATATGAAGTTGCAGATGTTGGATTTCCTCTAGACTCTCCACAAATACACATAAAAACAATGTATGGGTCTAATCCAAATTTAGGCGCCCAATAATTAACTATAGTAGGTATTTTATATTTATTATTAGGACTAACTATTGCTTTGAATTCTGGGTCATTAATTGATTTACCTAAATTGTATTTACTATAATATTTTATAGCTTCTGCATATGCTTTAGTGTCTGGTGTTATGTCACCTTCTTGTTGTTCGGATATTTTAATAATTCCATAATTTTTTAGGTCATAAATTCTTTTATCACCTAACCATAACCCTTTGTCTAAAGTATTTATTTTTATTGCAGTATAGTCTTCTAAGTCCTCGCCAATATCGTCGGGTAATTGAGGAATACTAGGTTTTAAGTTATTAATAATATTGTCTATTATTTTATCCATGTTTGTCTTGTCAACATTTAATTTTGCAAGTAAATTTTGTATTGCTAACCTATCCGCTGGAGTTAATTTTCCAACTCTAAGGTTTAATATATTTGATACAGCTTCCTTAATAATATCGTCATTACTATAATGTCTTATTTTAGATTTTACTGACTTATAATTACTTAGAGTTATTTTATTTTGAGCTGGGTCAGTAAATGATATTTGTAATGTACCTACCCTAGCAGCTAGAGTTATGTCTGGGTTAAATTTTGGGTTAAATACTTGAACTGTATCTCCAATATCTATATTTTCATATTCAGATTTTTCTAAATATATAGGAACTTCGAAATTAACTTTTACGCTTTTTACTTCTTGTAATTTTTCATAAGTTTCCCATAATAAGTCGATAGGAGTTGTAGCACTATCTGAATTATAAGAACCTAGAATATATTTTCCGCCATTGTTATAAATTTCATGAATTTCGGGGTCAACTAAATAATCTTGACCTAATGGTTTATTTAGGGGGTCACCTCTGTATACGTCCCAATATATATCGGAAAAGGTAATTCCATTTTTTCCTTGAGCAATTAAGCCACTATAATAATTACTCCCATCGCTTGTCTTTTTGAGTCCATATTCATTCCAATTATATTCAATTCTTAAATCGGTTTTATTACCTAATTCACCGTTTGCATATACGTCTATATAAAATTCATACTTGCCTTGAATACTGCTTATACGTTCTATACGTATGTCTAACTCAATATTATCAAATAATGATATTAAATCCTGTAATACAGTATAGACTGGGGTAATAGAAGTAATATCCATGCTTTTTCCTATATTTGCCAATGTAGGAGAAATATTTCCTACCTTAAAGTTTGTATCTTGCAAAATACTTGTAAGACATGTTTCAATAGTACCTTCAATGGTAATAGGTCTAACATGATTTTGATATAATTCTAAAGTACATGGCACAGCATAGACATTTCTTGTAACATATAGAATTCCTTCTGTATCTTTTATCGTTTCTATTTGAAACATTTTTAGTTTATTTCGCCAATAGAATACCATGTAATTTTTTTCTTCTAAAATTTCACTATTATTACCATCTAAAATAATATCGAACTCATAAGTAAAAGCGCCAGTTTCTAGGTATTGAATAAATTTATCGTTACTTATGTTTGATGTTTCTGTATCTATTGAGCCTATATTATATTTTTTATTATCTAAAATATATATTTGCATATTACTCAGCTCCAATCCATTTTTCTTGTATAATTCCACACGAATAAATATTCGTATCATTAGTAAATATTTTTATAGGGTTAATACCTTTTTCTATATCAAAGAAATAACTACCTATATCTACAAGGTCATTTCTAAGTTCTTGATTAAGATATACATTTCTATTTTCAAAGTCAATGTCTATAACATCGCCAGCACGAAACTCAACTTTGTTATTTACAGTTGTGTCAACGTTTGATATACCCTGTACCTTTAAGCTATTAAGTGCCATGTCAGTACACTTATCAATATTACCATATGTTCCCATATATAAAATAAAGTATGATAGATTTTCTGTAGCTGTATTATTTATTGTTTTTGTAAATTTTTTATTAGCTATTATATTACCTTGATATAATTTGTTAATTGATACAGTCCATACATGATTGCCAGCACTGTCTTTAACTCTTGAAATTGATATTTTGCCATAAAAATCATTCCAACTACCTAATACGCCAGACATATAATTTGTAACTTTGACCTCATTATTATTTGTAGTAGTATAGTTATTCGGTTTTCTGACTTTTGTTTCATCTTGATATTCACATTTTAATCCGACATATACTTTTGGACAGTTGTATTCAAAATATTGTTGGTCGTCACACATTTCAAATTTGAAAATCCTTTCACCATTAACTCCCATTCCATATAATTCGATAACTCCTGTTTTATCGTCAGCTGTTTCTAATGGCGTATCATAAGTGATAGTGATTACCGGTTCATCTGTAAGGTCATATAAGTTACCTATACAAATATAGCCGTCATAACCTTTATAAGGTTCTGCAAGTTTGTAGTATGTTCTTACAACACCGTCGCTGTCTTTACTTGAATATGTTTTAGATGAAATTACTCTAACTACACCATTCTTAGGTACTATGACTAATGAAGTTGCATCGCTTGTATATGATGCTCTAATACTTGTCGGTTGTTTTACAACTACATTTCTTTTTGTTGTTGTTATTGTAGTTGAAATTGTTTTAGCCTTTGTATAACTTTTATTACAATACATAGTTGCTCCGTTGTTTATATCACTAGATGAAAACTTCAACCAACCATTTACTATTTCATAATTTACTATTTGATAACCCTTTTTTAATGTATGAACACATAAGTAAGAAGACCCAGGTCCTTTTCTACAGTTTAATGTTTTTGTTTTTACTTCATATATAGTTTTCGTACCTCCCACGGTTACTCTATCCTCATCTACAGGAATTACAGTAGGGTCACCATTTACACCTGTGGACTTCATTGTCAAATACGCTTCTACTTTAAAATCTTCTAGTGGTGCAGTTAAATTTCTTCTCACTTGCACACCTTTCCAGACATTTGAGTCTGTAGAACTGCTAGATGGCAAAGTACCAATACATAACCCAGAATTTTCATTTGTAACTGCTAAAGTTCCTCCGCCACTTCTATTACTATCAATAGGTACAGTAGAACTTACCCAATTCGATGTTGTTGTGCATGGGTCATTTAGTGCAGTTGAGTATGGGTCTTTGCTTTCCAGTTCTAAACTTGGATAATCTCCTACTAATAAAGTTTGTTTCGTAATTTGATTTTGTAATTGTAGGAAATTGGCATTACTTGCAAATACATTAGTAAAGAAAGGTTTTGTTTCTACATCACCTGTATTTTCGATATTAACTAATACTTTGTTTTCTTTATTATCTGTCACTTTTAAGTCAATACTATAAAAGAATGGCATATGACATATTAAATGTGCTTTAGCTAATACATCTAATGCAGATTTAGGAGTTAACTCTATGTCGTCTGAAATTATGCCATAAGAGAACTTAGTTTCATCAAATAATCTAACCTCTACTGGTACTTTTGAGTAAAGTAAATTCTTTAAGTCTCTTATTTTTCTTTTCAAGTCTGCTTCGTCATCACCTGAAATAAGAATTGTTATATCATACTCAATAGGAGCATATTTGCTCCCATTGAATACTTCACCATCTCTAGACGCAATGTCTAAAGTTTCTATTTTCTTTTTCGGTAATAACACTCTTGATATATTTGTAACTAAATATAATTCATTTATTTCACTTTTATTGAACATGAAATAATTTACCATTGTGTTATGCCCTCCAATCTATTTAATCTCATTGTTGTCGTGTCATTATGAGTTTTGACTGGTGCTGCTACTTTCTTACCTACAACCTCTTTATCCATTAGAATAGTTGAGTCTATATTACTTGCACCTGACACAAAACAATCTTTTAATTTATTATAGTCAAATTCAGTTTTTTGTTGAGCAATCGTTCTTTCCAAACCTTGTATAGCGGCAACTGTACTATCATTTTGTACTATATTTTGAGTGCTAACATCACCAGTATTAACAGATAGTGCTTGCGAAATATTTCCAAGTTTAGCAGTTTCTATTATTTGATTAGAAAAATCTCGAACCGCTTTTAATGTATCTTTACTTCCTAATTTAATACCAACGTCAATACCTTTAGGTAGATATTTACCTACTTCATCTCTCATAACTCCCGATGGTGAATGTATTTTAAATGAAGATTTAAACCCAGCTACTACACTACTAGCAAAACTACTTATTTGACTTCTTAACCAACCGCCAGCTCCTTTTATACCATTCCATAAACCTTGAACTATTTGTCTACCTATTCCCATTACTTGAGAAGGAATACTTCTAAGTCCACTTAATATTCTATTTTTGAAATTATTAGCAGCTTGCATACCTTTGCTAGCAAATTGAGAAGCAAAATTAATTGCTCTTGAAATACAACTTGATAAGTAACTCCATATTCTTCCAGGTAGTTGAGATAATGCACTTGATGCTCTACTCACAAATCGAGAACCTGCTTGTTGTGCTTTTGCTGGCAATTGACTAGCCCATTGACTTGCTCTGTTATATGTTTGAGTTAACCAATTACCTACTCTTGAAGGTAATTGAGTAAAGTAATTACTAGCACTTTCAACAAATCTTGATGCAGCTTCTTGAGCTTTACCAGGTAATTGACTAGCCCATTGTGTAACTCTATTGTATGTGTCAGTTAACCATTGACCTATCATGCTAGGTAATTGTGAAAACCATTGACCTATTTGTGCAAAATATGTAGGTACTGTTTGAGTAACGAAATTCCAAGCACTTACTATACCACTTGCTATTACTCCACCTATAACTCCTATTGCAGTTCCTATCATACTTGGTAGGTTATTGAAAAAATCACCTATCGCACTTAGCGCATTTGATAATATAGACATTATAGAAGAACCTAATTGACTGAACCAACTTGTAATTGAATTCCATGCAGATGATAGTGCATTCGTAATACCTTCGCCTATACTTCTGAATATATCAACTACAAATGTTCCTAAGTCTTGTAATACATTAAGTACATTTTCTCCTAAATGTGAAAATAACGTTTGTACGCCTTGCAGTGCGCCTTCAAAGTCACCTGAGAATAAATCCTTCAAAATAGAACCTACGTCTCTCCAATAGTCGAGTATAAGGTCAAAACCGTCTTTAAATACTGAATATAAATCGACCATTGCATCTCCAAATGCACCTGATATTGAATATCCCCAATTTATAATTGGGTCAAATAATGTATTTAGTCCACTCATGAATACATCTTGTAGTGCTTGCATAGCATTTTGTGCTATTTGACCTAAACCGTCAAATATTTTATTAATTGCATCTTGCAATTTTTCTCCCATTTGTGCAAAGTCTTCAGGTATTTTATCAAAGTTACCTGTGAATATGTCTACAAATATATCTTTTATTCCACCTAATAACGCTTGAATAATATTTACAAAACCTGATATAACATTTCCTATTCCTTGAAAAACTCCTGCTAATGCTGGAGAAAAACTTTGAACTGCCCTTAAGAAGTCTTTCCATAACTTAATCCAAAATGCTCTAAAGGCTTCGCAATGATTCCATAAGTAAGTAAAACCTGCAACTAATCCTACAATAGCCGCTATTACAAGTACTATTGGATTTGCAAGTAGGAACGCCCATAATGATTGAAGTGCTGGAATTACTGTTCCTGTTATAACACTAACAACCCTAGTACAAGCTGCTCGAACTCCGTTGAGTGCAGTAGAGAATATTCGTGCAAATCCGCCTGCTTGTCTAAATGCTCTAAATCTATTAATAACTTCAACACATTTTTCTGCTTTTGTCATTACTGTACCTATTATTACTAATAGTGGACCTAGTACTGCAAGTATGCCTGCTATACTCATTATGACTATCATTATAGGTTGTGGAATTTTTGAAAAACCTTGTGCTAATTTTGTAATTCCTTGAACTATTAATCGCAATACTGGGTCTAATTTTTCCATCATTGTTAAATAACATTCTTCAATAGCAGAATTCATAGACTTCAAGTCACCTTCTAAGTTGTCATTCATAGTTTTAGCCATTTCCTCAGCTGACCCTTTACTTCCTCTCAATGCTTTTTCAAAGTCTTTTATATTTCCGCTACCTGTATTTAATAGTATGTTTAATGCTTTTATTGAGTCTGCAGTAAATGTTCCCATTAAGGCGGCATTCTTTTGTGCATCTCCCATTCCATTAGTAGCTTTTTCTACATCACCTAATATATCAGTCATATCTCGGAAATTACCATTTGAGTCTTGCACAGCTACAGCCGTATTTCCTATTTGTATTTTTCCGTTTTTCATTTTTTGCGTAATATCACGCATCACCGCAGTTAATGCCGTACCTGCTTCAGAACCTTTTAAACCTTGGTCTGATAATTTTCCTATTAAAGCAGTTGTTTGTTCTATATCTAAGCCAAATGCATGAGCATTAGCTGCACAGTTCTTGAATGCTTCACCTAAACCGGCAGTTGTTGTATTAGAATGAGCTTGTGCATATGCAAGTACGTCCGCCATTCTGCCAGCTTGGTCTGCTCCTTCTCCGAAAGCTGACAAATAGTCAGTTACCATGTCTGATGCGTCTGCTAATTCCATACCTGATGCGGCTGCTAAGTTTAATACGCCAGGTAAGCCGTCCATTGACTGTTGAGCGTCCCAACCTGCTAATGCCATATAACCAAGTGCGTCGGCACATTCTGAAGCACTAAATTGAGTAGTAGCTCCCATCTCTCTAGCTAAATTAGTAAGGTCTTGTAAATCTTTTCCAGTTGCACCACTCAATGCTTGAACATTAGACATAGAAGTTTGAAAGGCATTATTAACTTCATATGCGGATTTTGCAATTCCTGCTACTGGAACTGTAACTGCTGCAGTTAACCCTGCTCCTATACCTTGTAATCTCTTACCTGCATTTGCAACTCTATCAAAACCTGAACTTGCATTTTCTAATTGTTGCTGAGCTTGTTGCACTCCATTTTGAAATTGATTGACATCGAGGTTAAGGTGGGCGACAATAGTACCTAAATCTGTTCCTGCCATATATATTCACCTCCATATATATAATAAAAAGGCTACAAGGCTTAAATAGCCTCATAGCCTTATTTTTCTTTACTTAATAATAATTCTAAACCTGGATTATTATGTTTAGATTTTGTTTTCCTATCTTCTTCAAATATTGGTTTTTGAATATGTCCGTCTTTGTCAGGTTGCATTTTACTGTATAAATAGGTGCATGCTTCATCAAAACAATATCTTGTGTATGGGTCATCTTTACTCAACCCTATTACATCACTTGGCAGAGCATTAAAAGTTTTTGCTATAGAAATAACATCTAATACTTTTTTACTCTGCATCAATGGGCATAACTTTTTTTACCCCACCTGACGCCTGTTCAAATATAGTTTGTATTTGTTCTTGAGTCAATACATCTTCTATATCATCATATTTAGGTTCGACTAATGCTTCTTTAGCTATTAGTTTCATCATATTCACTAATTCTTTTAGTTTATCTGGGTCATCTAGTATTTCTTTTGTGTTCACATCAGGTTGTTTGTCTTTATCCAGTTGAACTGTTTTAGAGTCAAACATATCTGACACTATTTTTAATAATGAATTTGGCAACTTGCCATTAATTAACATATCAGGTACTGAGACAGATTTTATCATTACTTCGAAACATTCGTCATCTGTAAACCCAGGTATTGTTATTATCCTAGTTGCTTTTTTCCTAAATTGTTCTGCACTTATTACTTTACTCATTTTTTAATATACCTCCTCATATTCTATTTTATTTATACTGTAGGTTTAGTATCTTCTTTTATTCCTGCATTCTGAGTTGCTGGTTCAGCTGGTAAACTATCAACCCATGCTATTGATTTTATTGGCAATTTAGCTTTTGTATTTTCTCTAGCTTTTATTGAGAACTCCGGCGCATAGAATTCTGAACCTACTGTCATGTCTGGGAATTTACCTAAACATTTATTTAATGTTATTTTACAATAGTTTTTAATACTATCTCCTTCATAGTTAGCTACATATATTTCTGCCATGAAAGGTTTACCTTGATTACCTTGATTCATCATTGGAGTCTGTAAATCATTTTCGCCTGCACCTGTTCCAGTTGCTTTTACATAACCTGCAACTAATTGAGCAGCTTTTATATCAAACGTATTATCGGTAAATGTAAAATCATAGCCATATAATAAGTCGTCTTCTCTAACAACTGCTAATATACTTGTAGCATTTCTTAATATTTCTTCAGCCCCTTCAGATATAACTGCAGCAAGTTTTGCTTCTTTAGCAGTTTTTATTGTAGTTTTTATTGCAGTTTCACCAGTTGCAGGTTTACCTGTTGATGGGTCAAGTTCAGTTAAATCCACTCTCTCTATATTATATAAAATTTCCATTTGTTAACCTCCTTTAGTTAGCATTTTTTATGCCGAATGTTTTAGGTGTTCTTATTTGAATACTTGAAGAAAAGGCTTGATATTGTCTGTCAAAATATTCTGCTCCACCTCCATATACTAGCTCGGCAGTAGTATTTTCAAGTTGTTTTATAATTAATTGTATTAATTCATCAACTCTTAATGGACTTCGTTTTGAATAAACTTCTATAGTCCAACTATCCCAACCTGCGTTGCTATTTGATACAGCAACTAAATCGATATTTTTCCTAAGAATACAACAATCGTTTTCGATGGTGCTTACATCAAATCCAACTGAGTAGGTTGGGATTATCTTATTCAGTTGTTCGTGTAATGTACTTCTAATCATTATATCCTCCTATAGTCTTATATGTTTGACTGCGTCTAAAAATTCAGGTAGCATAGCATCTCTTGAATTTTTTAGTATTGCATACTTTTCATTATTACATAACTCTAAATAAATACCATATTCCATTTGATGAAATATTGATATTGTTAACCCATTTTCATTTATTTCAGAATTGTATTTTAATCTTTGTCTAGCATCTCCTGTTCTATCAGTCCAAGGAGCATTTTCTTGAGCATATTCTTGTATTTTTTGACCTGTAGCCTGACCTAATACTTGTAATTGAGTCTTTAAGCGTTCTGACATTTCGCCAAGATTTTGAGCAACTATTCTATCGTCTACTGTAACACTAACATTCATATTTAACACCTCTTACTGACACTTGATATAATAAACCTACTTCTAATATATCAACTGGCATATCTAATATATACTTTATATTATTTATAACTATATAGTCGCCAGGTTCTATTGTATATGTTGGGTCTTGAAAATATGCATAGTATAAAGTACCATTAATTGCATATTGATGAAATTGTTGTTCCTGTTGTACACTAGAATTTGAACTTTTAGAATTATCTAATACACCTTTTATTGTTGCTACTAATGAAGTATCTTTATAAGTTTGAACACCTACTTCACTTTCATAAGTATCTCTGTATACATCGAGTTCTACTCCATATTTTTCAATAGTGGCTTGGATTTTAGGTAGCAGTTTTTTATAATTATAACTCATCTGAACGCCTCATTGATAAACCTGTCAAGCCTTCTTCATTTTGTTCTCTCATAAATTTTCTATAAAATCCATCAGCCATTTTTAACCAAAATTCATTTGTATTATTTTCTATTGATATTGGACCTATTGTAATATTTTCAGAAGACGCTTTCATTAAGCACCCATAATAACAAGCTTCATTAATATTATCATAAGTACTTGCTAACATTTGTAGTTGTGCTTCTGTTAGCATTGGATTACTATCTTCCATTAACATAGTTTTTATTACTTCTACATTTAATGCCATTTACTCACCTCCAAATATTATAAAAGCCAAGGGAATTAATGGCAACCTCATTCCCTCCCTCGGCATGTATATTAAAAATGAGCAAACTATTTTATTTCTGTAGTAGCATCAGTTGATACAGCTGTAACATCAGCTACTGCGCAATCGTCTATTGTTTCAAAACTTGGTATCATGACGCTTGAAACAACTGTTACAACTTGAACCGGATGTCTTTCTTTGTAAGTAGTTATTGCAGTACCATTGTTAACTATTGATACCTGAGCATCAGAACCTGTCATAAGGTCACTTTCTTCAGGTGTTGTACCATACCAAGTAGAACCTAATGAAGCTCTAGGTGGTAATACTACAACTTTACCGTCAGGTATTAAATCGACTGGAACTCCAGTTGCTATACCTGTATCATGTGATAAAGTTGTTATTTTCTTAGTGTATACAAATATAGTGCAACCTGTAGTTGTTTCTATAAATGATTTTGCTTGAGCATCAGATACGAAATAATTCAAAGCAGAGTCATCAGGGTACATCATTTTATGGACTTTAGGAGAACGCACCATATTTATAAATGTGTTTCTATTCATAACAAGTCTAGTTGGTCTAATACCTCTTAATGTTTCCATATAATCACACCAAGCAATTATGTCTCTTACAGGGTCAGCTGTGTCATTTGCTTCACCCCAAGCTGTTTGACCTTTTTTGCATTTGAATAAATTTTGTTGTCCATAGTCATATACATATTTAACTCTACCGTCAGCAGAAGTTACGTCTATTTTACCACTTGTTAGTAATTGACATCTCATGTACTCACCTTGTACTCTAACGCCTTCTACTAATCTTGATACTTCGTCAAATATGTTTCTTATTATCGGCATTGCCATTTGTTGTTCTGGGTTGTTTAATAACATATTTAATTGCTGTCTATCTTTTTCACCTATTCTTGTAGCTTCTCTGAAGAATGCCATTTCAGTTGCTACGCCTTCAAATCCAGTTTTTTCTCTTAATCTTGCTTTAACATCATATTCACTAGGTTGTATTGCTACTGGTAAACCATTAGCTCCTTTTAGCCAAGATATATCTGTACCCAGTTGTCTTTGAGCTGGGAATAATGTTTCTGCAAAATAAGGGACTTTATTTTCAGGTTTTTCTGTAACATAAGCAGCTATGTCAGTTGCATTTATATAATCGAATAAATTTTTTATTACTGGCATTTAAATTCCCTCCTTATTATTTATTTACTATGCATATCATAGCATTATCTAAATTAGCTTTTTCTGAACCGAATAATCTGTCAGCTCTTACAAAGCCATGTACTAATATTGATGCATTTATAACTGAGTCAGTTGTTTCATCATATTTTTTATAATCAATAGTATTGAATAATACTGCATTAGGTTTTACTGCAGTAGCTGTTTCTGAACCTGCTACTGGTGCAGTTACTTTTCCATCTCCGTCTATATGAACAGCTAACCCTCTTGGTAATACTTTTGTTGAGTCAGTATATACATTTGCTAATTTTTGTTGTTCAGGTTTTGACATTGATGCATATAATTTTGCCAATTCTGCAAATTCTATTTTTCCAGGTAGATTTACATAATGGTCTGGAAATGCTAAGAATTGAGGTTCTGGCGCTAAATATTGTCTAGTTTGTAATTTTGGCATTTTTATTCCTCCTTAATTAATTTACTAATTTTCACCGAAGAAATACTCAGGTCCTATTTTTTGACCTTCTTCTGCCTTCGGTACTCCATTTTGATGTGCTAGCATTTTGCCGAAATCTCCAGGTTGTGCTGTTTGTGAATTGAATACAAAGCCACTAGCTTGTTTACCTGGCACACCTGTACCATTGAATGGATTTTTTCCACCTTGTTGTGGAGGTTCAGGTTCACTAGCTTCAAATAGGTATGCTTTTTCTTTTTTCAAGTTTTCAACTTGTTCTTTAATACCTATTACCTCTCCATTTTCTCCAATTGAGATTTTACCCATGTCTAAAAAGCCTTTTAGGTCTTTAGCATCATGTGCTTTATTTTCTACTGCGCATAGTTGTAATGCGCTATCTATTTGACTATCTTTTAATGCTTTCTTATAATTATCTAAGTCTGTTTGTAAACTTTGAATTGTTTCTTTAGCTTTATCATCATCTTTGACCTGAGCTTCAAGAGTTTTTATTGATGCATTCAATGTTGTTATTGTTTGAGTTGCAGTATTGAGTTCTCCAATTTTTGCATCTAATCTAGATTTAGGTACAAATATATTTTTCTCACCGTCGTCTATGAATAACTTACATTTTGCATCTTTTAAGTTATCAGATATAATTTTGGCAACGGCATCTGCGTTGTCTACTCCTTGCAAGAAATCTTTAATATCTTTACTCATTTTCTAATACCTCCTTATACGATTCTTTTGAATAGAGAAAAGTAACTATATAACACAATACAAGGGAATTTTAAGTGACCCAGGTTCACTACTAGTTATATTATATATTAAATACATAAATTTGTTAACTAAACATAAAAATAGCTAGATACTATTGAGTACCTAGCTACAATAATTAATATAGAACATCGTCATCAAGTGGATAATAATATTCTACCGGCTTATTATTTATAATACATTTATTTATTATGTTTACTATTTCTTGTTCCGTAAAACTATATTGCATTAATGGGAATATGTCGTCAAAGTTTTCGGCATATTGTTCTAATTTTTCCTCAGTTTGTTTTCTCATTTTATTTCACCTCTTTTAATTTTTTCAATTATTTCTTCAACTGTCTTCTCTACAAATGCTTTACCACCTGGCATGTATTTTTCAATATATTTAGCTTGATTAGGTATACCATAACTCTGCAATATATCTGCCCATGCCTCTGAACACACTTCGCCTTTTTTATCCCTTCTAGTCCAATAACTTTTGGCATGACCCCAACGTCCTACAACTGCATTACCTGTTACACCTCCGTATATATCAGACACACCTGCTATAGCATCAGTTGCACTATTCAATTCGCTGGTAACTAATTTCTTTGCTTCTGCTTTATTTATCTTTGTTCTTGAGTTCTTTTGTTGATATTTAATTCTATCCTCTACATCTTGTTTTAATATTTTATACATTTCCTCCTTCACACTATTAGTTACTGTGCCGCCTGTTTCTGAATAAATATGCCAATCTATCATATGACCCCATTCATGAAATACAGTTCCATACGGTCCTCTATTATCATTATTTGTTTTCTTGACTGAGAAATGAATTGAGTCTGTCATAGGACTATAAAATGCTCCGTCAGGTGTATAATTCATTTTTAAGTCTTTTAGTGTATGCAAATATAAATCTTGAATAGAAGCTGGATATTTTCTTAAATTACCTATAATGCCTTTTACAGTTGTTTTTGCATATGGCTTAATCATGTTGTCTTTATTTTTATTATTGACAAGTTCAGTTTCTAACATACTTGATATTCCGTCGAATAAATGTGTTTCTAATTCTTGATATTTCTGTTCTCTTTGTTCTTCAGTATATAAATGTCCTTTAGGTATTGTAGGTTTAGGAGGTTCGGTAGGTTGTTGAGGTTTAGGTTGTGGTTTAGGTTCAACTCTTCTTGGATAAGATTTACCAAGCCATTGTGTCATAACTCCACTATTAGGTTTGCCATCAAAATAATCATTCATATCGTCGACCATATCAGCTAATGATAGTTCTGTTTTGCCGTCTTTACTCATTACAGGCGATAACCAGCATAGTCCATTTGGGTGGTCTAAGGGAGCATCATGAATTGGGAATATTTTGCCATCTCTGTCTCTACACATAGAACAGGTTCTACTGCCAGCATGTCCAGTATGATATTTAACAAATTTATTATATGGGTTAACCGTATCGGAATTCATAACTGTTAATTGTGCCATATGAGTATTAGTTGTTCTCATTAATCTTAATGCTTCATAGTCAAGTCCGCCAGTTCCATATTTGTTAGCATATTTATTTCCTAACTTTTCTCGTATTTTATTTTTATCCCATGTATGATGTCCGCTTTTAGCAAATTGAGAAATTATTTTTGATGCCTCTGCTGAACTAATACCTCTAGCTAAACAACTTATAATTACATCTTCAATTTTACGCCCAGACGCATTTGTAGCACTCCATAGTCTACTGTCTAAACCTACTCCGTCTTTATATACTTCGCCTTTTATCATTTGTTCCACAATATTTCGTGATGTGACATCGACATTTTTATTTATTTTATCTATAACATCTTTATTGTTTGTTATATCCTTCATTACTTTAGCATATTGATTTAAAATTTTTTTAGGTATTTCTTCATTACATATTAAAGACTGTTTCTGTAAAGTTGAGTAAAGTTGATTAATATAAGCTAATTTACATTGTGTCAAATTAGGTTGAGAAGGGGTTTTACCCTTCTCTAGTTGTTTTAAATAATCTGAAAATGCATCATCAAAAGCTATTGTATAAGCTCGCATAATGTCTTGTTCTTGTGTTTTTGAGGCATCTCTTGCTATTCTCTTTGCCGCTCTATCCATAACTAATAAATACTCATTCATTTTGTTCTAGAGTAGACATAGTCTCTCACTTTCCCCTCCTTCAATAAATATTTTTCTCTTAGTAATAGCTCATAACTTTTATTTTTACTTATCATTGAGTCCACTTCTTTTTTAAGTTTGACAATTTTAGTTTGCCATCTCTTTACTACATCTTGTGGAATACTTCTATTATTCATGTCGTAGTATTGATAGTCATTACCTTGAGATTTAACTGCTCGTTGTAGCTCCGCTTGTTTTTCTTGAAGTCTGTTTATCATAGCTCTAAGTTTATTGTCTGATATCACTGTAACATATACTGCTCCGCAATGTTTACATTCAAACCCTTTAACTCTTAATTTTGTTTTACTGTCATAATATAACTCTTTTGTCATAACTTTTAATTTTGTAGCACAATTATCGCATACCACCTCAACTTGGTGATGCATTTTTTCTCTCTCTAGTCTGCTCATTTCTAATACCTCCTTAAAATTTACTGGCAAGTATTATATACTATTTTTGACTGTTTTTGTTATTGTCTTCTCCTTTATTATTTTTGTCATTTTCTTCACCTTCGTTATTTTCTTCGCCTTCTTGAGTATTACTATTAGGTTCAAATCCACCCATCATCATGTTTTGCATATTTTGTATTTGTTCTTGTTCTTCCATGATGCGTTCAAATTCTGCATCTGCGTCTTCTGAATTGCCATATTCTTCAATATATGATTTATGAGAACGTACATTAGCTTCTACTTCTTGTATAGCTATAGTTCTCACAGATTCATCATCATCTGGTATTGGGTAATTATGAGTCCATGCAGTAGTAGTTTCTAAAGTTAATGTTTCACTTCCTAATACTTCCTTGAATAACCCAAAACCTCCATATACTTCGAACATATGGACTACCCATATTAATACTTCGTCCCATGTTCTCCATTTTTCTTCACATCTAGTTATTAAGTCATAATAAACCATTTTCAATGCTTTAGCACTAGGTATATTAAGTAATGCCTCTGGCATAGGTTGTTCCATTAATTCGTACATATCTTTTTTAAGTTGTGTTAAATAACTATCAGCTGCTGCTTGGAAACTAAATGTACTAGATAGTGTACCGAATTTAGCAACTGAATTACTTCCAGTACCGTCTCCTAATGTTGGGTCAGATTTTAGGTCTATAATTTTATTTGGTGCTATTTTTATATTTTTTAATGAACTTGATTTTACGTCTGTAAATACAGGTTGTTCAAACATCTTAAATCTCAATGCGTCTCGATAATCTGACATTGTTTTATTGTAGTCCATTGCCATGTCCATTAGGTCTTTTACATCTGAATGACCTCTAATATCTCCAGTTAACCCATCATTTAATATTACTTTACATGGTAATTCTTCAAGTCCAGTATTCCATTCTTGCTTTAGTTCAACTGCTTGTATTGTGTCATCGTCCTCATTATCACTAACATTATTTGTAACAGTTGTAAAAGCAGTTATATTTGCTCCGTCGACTATTTTATATGTCGCCCAACAGTAGCCATCGTCTCTCATTTCATAAGTCCATTTATGCCAACGTTGGTCTCTTTGTATTTTACCTATTGTCGATTTATCTTGATAAGCTATTTCTACTTTTCTAAGTACATCAACATCATTTTCATCATATTCATATATAAATTCCGGCATAGTGTAAAATCTAAATTTTATTTCTCCAGTAGGTACGCCTAATTGGTCTACATCAGCAAGCATACATAGTAATACTCTTTTTCCTATTGTGCAATCCATAAATGCTTTTCCGAATTTATTCCAAAACTTCGTGTCTCTTAGCATATGTTCTATGCAAGCTCTTTTAGTGTCTATTGAGTCTCTATTAACATTGTCATCATAACTACTCAATACAAGTGTGGGTGGAACTGAAGTCATAAATCTACCTTGTTTGTTTAATAATTTTTTAGTTAAATTTCTTATTTCTCTTGTAGGTGTATAGTCACCTACTCTAACTCCCCATAATTGACCTATTGTAGACTCATAGTCTTCCTCTACTGTCCATCTACGACCTTCATAAAATTCATAATAGGCTTGAACCTCTGGCAACTCTTTTCTGAATTCTAAATCATTAGCAAATAGACCTAGAAGACTATTTTTAAAATCTTTATAATCACTCATTACTGTGCTCCTTTCTTAAAATCAATTTATTAGTGCTACAGCACCAATTATCTCTTAATTCCATTGGTCTATGTCAAAACCAAATATTAAAATTTTAAATTTATGTTTTTCTGTTAATTCTTTACTCAACTTTTTATTATTGTATATTTCAATCTTTTCTATAATAACATCATCACCCAAATACATTTTCCCATCAAGTGGTATTATCCTACCTATTTCTTTATCGTTTTCATCTAGTATCCATGGGTAATACCCTAAAGATTGAAGATACAAAATTCTTTTACCATTACACTTACTCTTTATAGTTTCAGAACTTACACAATTTTCATGTATTCTCATATTATCCCCTCACAATCTTTTTATTTTCCCATTTCTTATAAGCATCTAGGTACATTTCTTTTTTATCGCCATGGTATGTACATTCATAGTACATTCCATCGAATAAAGTTGTACTTAACAATGCTTTGTTATTTTGTAGTATTTTACAACACCAAACCATAAATACATCATCTTTTGTTATTTGTTTGTTGTCTGATTTATCTAAGTGATTATTAGTATATTTTACAACTTCCTCTTTACACCAATTTAAAAAATCTTGTTCGTTCATTAATATTCTCCTTCCTTTTCTAATATTGCAATTTCTTTATCAAGTGTTCCATTTAATATGGAATCTGTCATTATTGCATATCTAATCTTGTCCATGGCGTGGTCATCAATTTTTATGACTTCTTCAACGCCTTTATCAAGTTTATCACTATCCCAAGCATAAGTTGTAAATTCTTCAATATCTTTTATGCAGCTTGGGTCTAATGTAAATTTCCTTTCATTGAGTAGAAATGATACAACTTGTATACCTAAGTCTACTCTATTTTTAGCAGGTAATATATCAATTCCATGTCGTGCAAAATATGGGTCTTTTCTTAATTCTACTATCATTGGAGCAGCTGAAGGGTCAAGTGTAATATATTCTGGCATTACTAAATTATCTGCTAAAAATTGTTTTAAGTCATCTGCATATTCTTTTGTTGTCTTTTGACCGTCATCTCTACCTGAATGATAATAGCTCGCTATTTGATGATAACGTCTTTCAGGTGCATAATATCCAAATATGCCAAATGTAGTAGCATTCTGAATACCAAAGTCTCCTGCTACAAATATTCTAGTCCAGTTTCTCTTGAGTTGTACGGCGTGAACGTCTGGGTCAAACATTGGGTAAACTATGCCATCAGCGGCTACCCATAGTCCTAATATATATCGCTTATAGAATACTCCAGTATATAATGTTTTATACCTATTCTTTACATCTTCGCTCAATGATGGGTTATCGTCCATAGTAAAATGCAAATACAACACTTTATGCTCAGTAACTTTATTAATCCATTCCTTCTTGAACCAATGGAACGGTGAGTTCGGGTTACATGAAAACCAAAACTTTGCACCTTCAACTGAACATCTAGCTGTTGCTTGGTTAACAAATGATTCCGGCATCAATGCAACTTCATCAAAGAATACTCCTGCTAAAGTAATACCTTGAATTAAATCTTGTGAACTCTCATCTTTTCCACCGAATATATAATAGTAGTTAGTTACTTTCTTTTTAGTTTCTCTGTCTATAGCTCCTATACAAAAACACCCTTCCATTCTTGAATCTTCTATAATATACCCTGTTGATTTTAACATTTGTTTTAGTGGACCTAGCACATTACGTCTTAACCCACCAACTGTTTTACCACATAAAGCAAAGTTCTTGCCATCAAATGTACTCATACTCCATAATACAAATGATAGTGCTTCAGATACTGTTTTTCCACTTCTTACTGCGCCATCACATATTATTGCATCAAAGTCTTTGTATCTACTATTAGGAGTCCACCAACTCATAACAATACTTTGTTTTTGACTAAATGGCACAAATTCAAATGGCACAACTCTATCTTTTAATCTAAGCATTATTCATCACCTATTCCTGCGTTAACTGCCGCAAATCCTAATGCTTTCATTAAGCCACTTGTGTCGACAGTCATGCTATCATCTTCTCCTAATAATTTTTTCTGTAATTCATATTTACCTTTATCAATTTCTAATCTTTGTTTTCTCATTTCAATGTCAATTTGTACTTCTTTACTTAATAGACCAGATGTAAACTGTTGACCTTGTTGTGCTTTAGTTATTATGTCGGCTAATTGATTTAATTTATAAACATCATATTGACCTCCTTTTGTAATTCCTTCTCCAGTCTCTAACATATAAGTTGCTTTATTATACAACTCTTGCCATAGCGCATGGTATTGTAAATTAATATCGACTCCTGCCTCTAAATATACATCATAGGTTTGCTTGTCGATGTCGTCTTTTAATGTGGCTATTATTTTTTCTTTTTCTTCCTTCCATTTCTCTTTACTAGATAAACATCTAACTGTTTGATAACTAATGTTAAATTCTTTTGCTAAATCTTGTAAACTCACATCTTCATAAATATATTTATTCTTTATTATTTTGTTTCTTTGAGTTACTGACATTTTAACTCCATTTACATTACATATGCTGTTCCAGTTGCTTTTCTTTGTTGTCATTTTTGACCTCCTTTTAAGTTTATTTCGATTTTACTTTAATAAATAAACCGTTAAAAGTGTTTTGCCGGCGGTTTTTTGACACCGCAGTTAATTTATTAAATAAAATCGTATGTTTTGCTTTATTTCCTTACATTCTGAGGGGTATTTCTGTACCCTTTTGAGCCTTGAAAACTATGTAATTTGCTCTCCAATTTGTTCGAATACTTCTTATCATTACTTAATCTAAGCAAACTAATGATGAAATACTTGTTAACATTGGTCGGCACTTTGTTTTTTCTAATGCAATCACATAAGTATTCAGCTTGTTTTAATGTCTTAATATGCGTATGTCCTTTATTCCATTCTTTATTGGTATTATAAACTATATATCGTTCTTCTTTACTTGAATATAGTATTACCAATGGTTTTAATTCTTTTACTATTCTAGACATTAGCTAATAGCTCCTCTCCGTTTTAATTATATTATACTCCAGTTATGCGGGTTTGTTTATTTATGTGTTATGTTTGTTAATGCTTTGTTATTGGATTGTTAATAGTTATATGGGTATTTGTTGTATATATACTTTTTATATTTAGAGTATACATTTCACCTACACCCGCCAAACTTTTTGAGTACATTTATACAATAAAAAAGAGTAGATATTTCTATCTACTCTTTGTATTTGTTTTGAGTTTTATATTTAAAATAATGTTTTTTGTCTATTACTCAATGCAGCAGCTTTCATTCTATCATTAGCAATATTAAAATATTTTTCATCTATTTCTATCCCAATAAATCTACGATTAGTATTTATGCATGCAACTCCAGTACTACCGCTGCCCATTGTGAAGTCTAATACTAAATCATTTTCATTAGTATAAGTTCTAATTAAATATTCTAATAAATCTACTGGTTTTTGAGTTGGGTGCAAACAACTTTTACCAGTTATACTTTTAAATTCCAACGCATCAGTTGGGAATCCTGTGAAAGCCTCATATTGTTTTCCTATTTGGTTAGGTCTTTCACCTACTACTCCTCCAGCATTAAAATTTTTAGTCACTGTTTTTACTCCTATACTCGATATACCTTGTGGATTATATTCCATTCTTTTATCTTTTAATTGTGATTTGTGCCCCCATTTACTCTTACTAAAAACACAAGCATTTTCTACAGCTCGCATCGGTCTATTTTTAGCATGTTGATATAAAGATGGTTTAGTCTTTATGCAATACCAATCATATCTATAATTGTCCAAATTACTCATTCTTAATTTTGTTGCAAATGGTTCAGTAGCGAATAATGCAATAGCTCCTGTAGGTTTTATCAATTTATTCAATCTATTCCACATTTCATCAAATGGGATAACTATATCCCATTTACAAGCAGTTGTTCCATAGGGAGGGTCGGTTATTACTGCGTCCACCTTTACTCCCTGTTCAATTAGTTTATCCATAACTGCTAAGCAGTCACCATTATATAATTTATATTCCTCATTATTATTCATTTAAATTAAACCCCCCTATATATTATTCTATGGGTTCTAATAAGTTTTCATACCATGTCCAGACCGGTTCTTCTTCTACTTTATACTCTGGCATTGTTGGAGTTAACCATAAATATTTTGGTACTACATAAAGTATAGTTACTATTTTACCTCCAGCCTCTATCATTTCATCTATTATGTCTGCTCCATTGTGTTCTAACTCAACTAATTGTTCTTTAGGTAATATTCTCACTCTTTGACCTACTTTAAATTTATTTTCCATTCTTTTAATCCTCCCTATCTAAAAATTTAATAACACCTTCTGAAATTAATTGTGGTATTGACCTTACCGCCAATCTTAAAATACAATGTTTACATTCTATATTATTGTTATATTCACATAATACATCTGCACAACATATTGTATTTTCTCCCCATAATTTGTCTGGGTATACTATTGCCCATTCGCCTTGAAGATTTATAATCATTTTATCAACTCCCATCTATGATTAGCTAAATTGTAGTTTTGTATTATTAGTGTCTTAATTTGAAATTGATGACCTTTAGCAAAGTTTAGCATACATTTATTACAATTATTTATATGCTTGCAATTAACTTGTGAACAACCTAAATACATATGGCTCTCTGTATTGAGTTCTATTGGATATTTTGGGTATACATAAGTATCTTTTCCAACTTCTACTCTTTGCATATATTTCATATATACCACCTTCTTATATTATATTAAATAACCTTCTATGCGCCTCATACAAAGGTTTTATTCCTTTGTATGAGTTTTTATATTATATTATTTACGAATACTGTCTAGCACGTTTTGTCCATCTTGTGTTAAACCTATTCTCCAATATTTATAATCTGGTGCAGTTCTATCTAATTTGATTAACCCTTTACGTTCTAAACTTGCTACTAATAATTTGAATTGACTTTCGTTTAGTTGTGTATTTTCAAATACACTTAAATAATTGATAACGTAATCTGCTAATGTTGAACTTTCTATTACATTAGGACATCTTTCAAATTCTACAGCTTCTAAAAATAACATTTTTTTCATTGTACTTACCGCCTTTTACTTTTATTATTTATTTTTGAAATATTTTATTTCTATGATAACTTCTAGTACTAATAATACTATTAACACTAATATTACTACTAACATCTTTTTAGCCCTTCTAGTAATTCACCGAATGTCATTGTTGGGTTTATTGTTGCTATTATTCTAAGTAATGTTATATTATCCATAATTACACCTCCTCATTTGAGTCTAATAATATTCTTGGGTCTATATCTCCAATATCTTTTTTAAGTACTATTCTTAATGGCAGTATCTCATGTGCGTTATAAATATATTTACAAGTGTGTATTTCTTTTGTATCATGTACACCTAACACTTTTAGAATGATGTTTTGTGTAAGACAATTATCTATTTTATTACGTTGCGGAGTTGTAAATATACAACCTAAATTTATAAGCTCGCCATAAACTTGATATTTACTTGTTATTTCTCTTGATATTCTTTTGTTTTGAGAAATAATATAAAAAGGTATTCCTTCAATGTTATATGCCATATCTATTCACCCCTAATTATATATTTAGTTGAGTTCTATTTAAAGTTGAAACTCAGTAGCAACTTATATATTATATACAATTTTTACTATTTAGTGTTAACTGGATTTGTTTCTAATATTAGATGATAGCCACCGCATTGTTTATGATAATAGTAATGATGTAATACATTGTATATATAACTTTTACTTGGATTGTTTACATATGCAATTACTTTATCGCAGTCTACACATACAAGTCTATGAGATATAAGACCTTTTTTCCACATTACCTCTTTATAATGTACTATTTTATCCCCTGTTGTTGGACTACACCCATATTTGATACAATTAGCTTGCCATTTAGGTCCATGCATATTAGATTCTTCAGTTTCTAAATCTGTTACAGCATGACATATTTCATGTATAATAGTATCTATTTTTAAATTATTGTCAGGTTCATATTTTATATAATTTGGACTAAATTCAATACATCTTATATGGCGTTTTCCATATCTAGCAGTTTCACAACATCTACCTAGTGAAGTTCTAAGTCTAGAATTGAATGTTACTTTAAAATATCCATCATGTATTTCGTCTAATAATAATTTTTGATGTTTCTTTGATAATACATCATTTAATACTATACCTACGACCTCTTTAACTTTATCAAGACTGTTTATATTTTCGGGATATATTGAATATTCAGGTTTATTTTTATACTGACCTAATTCAGTTTCTGTAGGTGTATCAACTACAGGTTGTAACTTAAATAAGCTTTCTACTAACTCATTATTATTTTGTAGGTTTTGTTCCTCAGTTTTATTTGGGTTATCTATACCTAAATATTCAAAACCTAAATCTGTTAAAATATATCCATATGTTTTTATTGTTTTTCCAGCGTGTACGCCTTTTGTTATTTCTATTACGGCATCAACCTTTTCTACTAACCCTTTTTCTATTAATGCTTTAAAAGTTCTGTCAAACCATCTGTGAGAAACTATCTTCGCAACTGCTGTCATATAAGTATATGTGTCTGATACAGGTTGCACTTTATATTCTGTTTTTGCTAACATTTCATTTAAGCTATTTATTACTTGTTCTTGTTTTTGAGTTAATTTAATTTCTTTTTCCATTTTTTATATCCCCTTTTATTTTTATAGTGAGGTTTTAGGGATAACCTCAAACCCTAACTTATTTTATTGACCTATATATTCACATCTTTTATATACTGTATTTGGAGTCCATTTTCTTCCGTCTGATGTACAATAAACGACTTTATGACTTCTTGAGTATTCATATAATCTAGCTAATGTAAATTCTTCTCCAGTTGTTTTAACTCTTACTCTTGCGCCTGTTGTTATTCTTGGGTCATGTTCTACTTCTACTAATTTGTTGTATTCTTCTGTATCCATAAATTGATTTTCTACTCTAAATGTCATTGTCATTATTCCATCTTGTTCTGCTGTTGCTATACATTTTCCAAAGTATATTCCTTTTTCTTCTAGGTTGTGCATTTGTTCTCTTATTTCTTTTTTGTTTAAACCTTCTAATACTATTTGTTTTTTCATTTTCCTTAACCCCTTTACTTCTTATTTCTTATTTCTTATTTCTTTTTATACTTATATTATATACTTTTGTATGTAATAAGTCAAGTGTTTTGCATAAA